AGGGACGGGTCGTTTCACTGGCTGGAAGACCTCCACGACGGCGGCCCGCCCCTGGAAGCCTGGCTCCCTGCCGAGTTGTCGCCCGATCTCGACCCGGACGATAGCCTTCCCCTGCCCGTCCCGGCCAAGCGCGGAGTATCGCTTGCCGAGCGGTACGCCGTGTTGGCCGCGGTCTGGGATGCGCGATGGTAGGGCGACGAGAAGCTTGATCCTTGGGCGGGCCAATTCTGCCGGGAGGGGCACTCCTACGCGATGCTGGTTCACGTGGTCGGAACCAACAGGGGCAACGGGGCGACAACACCAGCGGTCGGGTTGAGCAACGAGGACACGGCCGAAGTGCGGACCTGGATTGCCGACGTAGAAGCCGACCTGGCGGGCGGCGCGCTGTCGAAGGCCGGAGGCTTGGACTATGATCCCGACCAGGTTCTCTCTCCTGCCAAACTGGCCAACCGTCTCGGCATACCGCCCGATGACGCCAAGACGCGGGAGGCGCTCCGCAAGCGGCTGGAATCATGGCGCAAGGCAAACTTCGATGGCGGGTGGGTCGAGGTCACAAACCCAAAGCCCCGAGAGCCGAGATACCTCTATCCACTCGGCAAGGTCTGGTCTCTCATCCAAGACCTGAAACCCTCCGGCTAAATCCGGCGAATCTCCGGCGAAAAAAATCCCGCCGATTCTGACGCCTGTTTCGACCGTCTCAAGGCCGTTTCTCCTCTTCCGGCGAACCTCCGGGGACAACACGGTTTTCGATTTCTGTCCTATAAGGGCGGAATGAAGATCACCGATTTGCCCACAGCGGAACTGTTGCGCCTGATTCGGGCTTCCGAACGGGCGTCCGACCCGGACGAATACGCCCTTGCCGTTCTCCGGCGAGAGTTGATTCGTCGTCTTGATCTTGCCAGAGCGCAGGATCGGCACTCGACGGACAAGGAGGTCACAAGTTGGTAGCTCTCTGTAAACCCCTGCTCGACGATGCCGCCCTGGCGGTCGTCGTCGATCAGGACGCCGAGCCGGTAGACGTTGACCGGTTCCTTGACGCCCTCGACCGACTGGTGGAGCGGCGGATTTCACGCAAGACGCGGAAGCAAACAGAGAACAAGGATGGAAATGATGATCGACGTGCAACAGTTGAAACAACAAGCGGCTGGACGATGGAAGGAAATCTTATCGGCGCTCGGCTGTGTCCCTGCTGAGACCCTGGACGGCAAGCACCACCCCTGCCCGAAATGCGACGGCAAGGATCGGTTTCGCCTGATCGACGCCGAGGCCGGGGCGGTCTTCTGCAACCAGTGTTTCGACCACGACAACGGCGACGGCATCGCGGCCCTTCGGTGGCTCTGCGGCTGGACCTTCCCCGAAGCCGTCAACGCTCTGGCTGAGTATCTGGGGCAGTCGTCCCATCGGACCGCCAAGGCGGCCGGTAATGGCGAATGTCGCATCGTGGTGGCCCATGACTACCGCGACGAACGGGGTGAACTGCTGTACCAGGTAGTCCGGTTCGATCCCAAGGACTTCCGCCAGCGGCGGCCGAAACCCGGCGGGGGATGGGAATGGAAGATCAAGGGAACGCGGCTGGTCCCGTATCGGCTGCAAGAACTGCGGTCGGCCGATCCTGCTGCCAACGTGCTCGTGGTCGAGGGCGAGAAGGACGCCGACCGGGCGGCCGGCATGGGCATCGTGGCGACCACCTGTGCGATGGGCGCGGGCAAGTGGAAGCCGCAGTACAACGAGCACTTCCAAGGTCGCAAAGTGGTCGTCATCCCCGACAACGACCAGCCCGGCCGCGACCATGCCAACCAGGTGGCGCGGGGGTTGTGCGGCATTGCCGCCAGCATCAAGGTAGTCGAGTTGCCAGGTGTCCCCGAGAAGGGCGACTTGTCCGACTGGCTCGACCGGGGCGGCACGAAAGAGAAGCTGGCGGAACTGGTCAACGCCGCGCCGGAGTGGTGGCCCTCGCCCGGCGACAAGCGGAAATCAGACATTCGCATTGGCTCCCCAATCGTCGTGAAGCTGGCCGACGTGACGCCGGAGCCGATCACCTGGTTATGGCCGGGGCGCGTGGCCAGCGGGAAGTTGACGCTGCTGGCCGGCGATCCCGGATTAGGCAAGTCCCTGGTGAGCCTGGACATTGCGGCGCGGGTCTCCACGGGCAACCGCTGGCCGGATTGCACCACGGGGCCGGCCCGTGGCGGAGTGGTGCTGTTGTCGGCCGAAGACGATCCCGCCGATACGATCCGCCCTCGACTGGACGCCGCGGGCGCGGACGTGTCACGCATTCACTTGATCCAGGCGGTGGAGTGGTTCGACGGCGACACCAGCCAGCGGGTCACGCGATCCTTTTCTCTGGAACGTGACGCGGCCGCGCTGGAAGAGGCGATTGAACAAACGCCTGACTGCCGGTTGGTCATCATCGACCCCATCAGCGCGTACCTCGGCAAGACCGACAGCCACAAGAACGCCGACATCCGTGGATTGCTGACGCCCTTGTCGCAACTGGCCCAACGCCGGCGCGTCGCGGTGTTGGCCGTGACCCACCTGAACAAGTCGGCTGGCCCTGCCATGTATCGCAGCATGGGCTCCCTGGCGTTCGTTGCGGCGGCGCGTGCCGTGTGGGCCGTAGTCAAGGACCAGGAGGATTGCAGCAAGCGGCTGATGCTGCCGATCAAGAACAACCTGGCGGCGGACACCAGCGGCCTATCCTACAACCTGGTCGTCCCCGGCGGCGCGCCCTGTCTGGCATGGTCCGACCAGCCAGTGACGATCACCGTCGATGACGCCCTTGCCGCCGGTCGGGACGACGATCCCCGGGACGCCGAACGCCGGGACGCGAAAGCCTGGTTGCGGGAGGTGCTGGCGGACGGGCCGGTCGGTCAAAAAGAATTGAAGCGGGAAGCCACCGAAGCGGGGCTGGCGTGGCGAACCGTCCGAAGGGCGAAAGACGCCATGAAGGTCGAGGCGTACAAGGAAGGTTTCGGGGAGGGAGCGAGGTGGTTGTGGGCGCTTCCGGCATCGAAGGTGGCCAAATCGCCCGAAGATGTCCACCATTCGGAAATGGACACCTTCGAGGAAAGTGGCCACCTTCGGGCGCTTGAGGGGCAAGGGACCAGCCAGAACAAGCCCGTGGCCCCGGCCGTCTGCGCCCATCAGGACGTGGAGGAAACCCCGACCTTCGATGGCTACCTGAACCGCCAATGCCGTCAGTGCGGCGAGTGGCTTCCCTGCCGGCGAGGTGAGCCGAAACTGGATGGCGCTCTATTGAAACCGTCCGGCCCGGTCGATAAGATGACGGGACCGAGCCGAGTTGAGACCTCGACCCGGCCCCTCACCACAACGCAAACCTGAATAGGAGGTTCGCATCATGGCTCCACGCATTCTAGCACGGGCGGGGCAGGCTGAGAAAGCCGTTCTCTACCTCCGCATGAGCGATGAGCGGCAAGAGCACTCCATCCCTGCCCAGCGGCAAGAGTTGCTCAAGTACGCCGAGAAGCACGGCTACAAGGTTCTCCGGGAATACCTCGACGAAGCGATCAGCGGCGACGATACCGGCCGGCGTGTTGGGTTCCTTCGCATGAGGGAAGATGCCCAGCAAGGCCAGTTCTCTGTTGTGCTCTGTTGGGACCAGGATCGCTTCGGGCGGTTCGACCCAATCGAGGGCGGCTACTGGATTCTCCCCTTCCGTGACGCTGGGGTGCGACTGGAAACCATCGCCCAGGGCAAGATCGACTGGAACGACTTCGCGGGGCGGCTGATCTACCTGGTCCAGCAAGAGGGCAAACACGCCTACTTGCGCGACCTGTCCCGCAACGTGACCCGCGGATTCCTCAACGCCGCGAAGGACGGCCGGGGCGGGACCGGGGGCCGGGCTCCAACCGGATACAAGCAACAGGGCGGTGAGGTGCTTGTGGATGAGGAATGGGCCGAGACCGTCCGGCTCATCTTTTCGGCCTATCTCAAACCGGGGGCCAGCCTTTGCTCCGTGGTTGACCTGCTTAACGGCAGGGGTATCCTCACGGCACGGGGGCAGCGATGGAGGAGGAGTTCCGTGCGGAACATCCTCACGAACCGCAAGTACACGGGGGCTTTCGTCCGCTTCCACTACCGGGCCGGCAAGTACCATGCGATCCAAGATGGCGAGATCATTCCCCGGAAGAAAACCGACGCCCGGGAGGAATTGGAGCCCATGGTTGTCGAGGATCACCATGAGCCGATCATCGACAAGCGGACTTTCGAGCGGGTTCAACGCAAGCTGGCCCTCCAACAGAAGCGGACGGCACACCGGACGGGCCACCAATACGTGTTCACCGGTTTGCTACGCTGCGGCGACTGCGGGGGCCCGATGGGCGGGACGCCGACATGGGGCGGCAACCCAAGGAAAACCTACTACGTCTACCGTTGCCGAGCATTCCATGAAAAGGGGCGATCGACCTGTCATGCCAACAGCATGTCCGAGGCCCCACTACTGGCCCTGGTGGTCCGCAAGCTGCAAGAGCACGTGTTCTCCGAATCGGCAAGCCGGACCGCTTTGGACGGCCGCGGGGGTACGTGGGCGACCTGAAGTTCAACCGCCATGTGTTGTGGAAAGGAAAAGACATGCGGGTCGATGCCGTGGCGGCTTTGATCGACC